TGTGCCGGGCACAATGGTACTACCCATTGATCCCCAGTTTTCTGTCCCATACCTCGTGGCATAGCAAACGTTAAATGGTGTGCCTGGCACTTAGGAGTCAAACAAAGTAAGCAAGGTTGTCTACTTACAAATTTCAGATATTCTTTGTCTCTTAACCTTTGTACCTTGTCTCCTGATGGTATGTCTAACTTTTTTGTACCCATAATAAACTGCTAATCTAGCTAAACCTTCGTGAATTAAAAAAGAAGTATTACGTTCTGACTTACCTAGCATATGTGCAATTTCAATGATACCATAATTTTCATGGCAAAATAATTTCATATTTCTAGCATTATCTTCACCAAGTTCAGCATCTACTTCTGCTACTGCAATAGCTGCACCTATTTGCATAGGCATAAAATCGGTTCCAGCACCATCAATACGTTCTTTTAAAGTATTGCCTGTGCCTCCTCCTTGGAGTTCACACATTAATCGGTATCTGGAACCAGCTTCATATTCTTCCCAAGAAATGAGCTTGCGATGAAACATATACATAAGACGAGATTCTCTTATGTTTAACCATACTTTTTTCTTATCCATTATTGTAGAGATAAGTTCTGGTTTTTCTAGTTGTCGCATTTATATCCTTTTAAAGCCTCATTAACATAGCTTTTAAAGCCCTTATTAGCCTCGTAGAGACGAATTAGACGATATACTCGGTTCTTATGCTTGCAGCCATGAAAACGAGCAATCAGGCTCTTGCTACCCCAGCGTTGCGTAGGTAGCAATAGCCAACATAAGATAATAGATAAGTTGTATTTATTATACTCATCTTTATCTTTTATTGGTTTTTTTCCCTTCAAAGTTTCAAGGGATATGTTATAAGTACTACATAAGTACTTTTGAATATTAACAATCATACGGAGAAAATTATGTTGAAAGTTATAGAACATCATTCAGCTTCTGCTGGTAATACGTTTATTGATTGTCCGCAAATGTGGATCATAGAAAAAATATACGGATTCGAAACGGAAGAGAATGCAAGAATGAAAATGGGACACTCTGCGGAAGAAGCAGCTCATCATGCATTAGTAAATCAAATCACTAATGAAAATGATATAATAAATAAAGCTAAACATCAATACATAGACATACATGGTGGCAATGATGCCGATGATGAATGTGGATGGTCTCAAAAAATAGCAAATACATTTGTTAAAGAATTAAAACAATATGGTAAATTAATTCATTATCAAAGGGAATATAATGGTCCTTATAAGGATCTATGTTTGCCAGTAGTTGCGAAGACAGACTTTGAGTTCAATGATTATATCGTTGATACTAAAGCGACTGCTAAAGTTTGGAGATATGCTCCAACTGCAGCAGATAGAAAACAAGGGAGAAAGGGAAGAATTAATCATAACTATCACCCTAAACCCGATCATTTAAGGCAGCAGTTCTTATATCGTGAGTTATTCAATAAAGAATGCTTACTGTTATATGCATCTGCTTGGGATCATCATACTTCTGATCTAGGAGATCATGTAGGACATCTCGAAACATTAATACAAGCCTTTAAATCGATAGAACATATCTTAGGAATAGCGAAAACAAAGGAAGACGTTGTGCGAATGTTTCCTTTGACATTCGACAACTGGAGATGGAGATATTCGCCAGGTGCTGAAGCGTTCGCAAGAAAGATATGGCATACAGCCTGGAAATGAGGTATATATGCAACGAATAGGTAGTATAGTTAAACAATTAAATATAAGGAGGAATATGGATCTAGAAACATTTGAATGCTCACATAAACGATCATTCGCATCAAGAGATGGTGGCGGTAAATATAGTATTTACGTTACCAAAGATGATGGTAGTGATATGACTATTTATGGTGAAGCAGTAGGTGCTGAAGGCTGGCAGAAAGGTGCAAGATTAAAAATCATTGCAATGCCTGCTAGACAAAGCAAGAATGGTAAATGGTATCAAACTGCAAAATCAGTTGAGTTACTAGGTGGCGAAGTTGCTGCTAGTGTACCTGTACCAAATGCTGTTCAAGCTGCACCAATTAAATCTGGTCAATGGGAAGAAAAATATAGATTGACTATGAGTAATTTAATGGCTGCATCAATTCAATCAGGTAAAGAAATTGATTTTACTCAAGTAGATGGATATGTAAGAAAGATATTATCTGCTAAAGAAAATCCTGATGAATTTAACGATCAGTTTTAAACCGAATTGCTATGCTGACGAATCATCTCCCTCTTAAGCATAGCGTGGCGAGTGGGTTCAACATAGAACAAATGTACAAATATAAATGAGCCCACTTTGTCATTTAATAAAGGAAATTTATGATAGAATTATTAATGCTATTAATAGCACCCAGCGAAATCAATCCACAAAAGTTAGGAATGAAATATGTTCTGAAACAGAAATTTGTTGATTATCAAACCTGTGAAGAATATGTAGTTAAGAATACATATAGCAAACCAGGAGAACAAAAATTTGAAGGAGTATTTTATAAAGTTGATCAACAGGAATATAAAGTATTTCTTACTTATTGTAAGCCAACAGATAAAACATGAAATGGATTTTAAAATGTTCAAATTGTATTTGGAGTTTTGTAACTTCGACACTTGGAACAAAGATGAAAAAGTACGTGAAGCATATGCGTACTATATTAAAACAGGAGAAATAAAATATGATAACGGAAGAAAGATTAGAAAAAGCTCTAAAGTTTCTGAGTGAAACTGATGAAGAGAGTGCTTCAGCTAGTGCTAATGTAAAGTATCTAGATAGATTGCTTAAAAGAAAGAAAGCTTTATTCATTACTTCTGATAAAAATTTGAAATCAATCTCTGCTAAAGAGCAAGGTTTCTATGCATCAGATATATATGAAAAAGCAATTGATGAACAGTTTGCTGCTGAAGTTAAAGCATCTACTCTTGAGAATAAAAGAGATAAAGAGATTCTTGTTATAGATCTTTTTAGAACTCTCGAAGCGAGTAGAAGAAAAGGTAATCTATAATGTATAAACCTTTGCCAGAATCATTAACTATTAAAACTTCTAAGGTTAATGGGTTAGGTTTATTTGCCAAAGAAACAATATCTCAAGCTACCAATTTAGGTATGACTCATGTAAAGATGGGAGATCATATACTAAGAACACCATTAGGTGGATTTATCAATCATGATAATAATCCAAATTGTGTAAAGGTAGAATTGTTAATGAGTAATCATGATGATCCTAAGGCTAAATTTGATTATAAAAAATGGAACTTAGTTACCATTAAAGATATTAAACAAGGAGAGGAATTAACATTAAAATATACATTTTATGATATATAAATTTAAAGTTTGGGTGTGGTTGCCTCAAGTAACAGAAATATATTTATCTGCTGAAAATGATGAGCATGCTATATCTAACTTTAATAAATTAGATTTAAAAGAATTTAGTTGGAAAGATGATGGTTTAAGAAAATCACGCATGACGTATGAGGTTATAAAAGATGTTAAGGTTCAAGACACTACCCATAGAACAGTCGACAAGTTTGGAGAAGAGTCCTGAGCATATACTGTGGACAGCGGTAATTGCTCAAGCAGTTAGAGATGCGACTTACGAAGGTATTAGAAAAGGATATGTTGATTGTAAACATAAAGCACTTACTTGGCTTTCCAAAAAGTCTAAAGATTTTAAAATAGTATTTAGAATGGCTAATATAGATCCAGATTATGCTTATACTAAAATACAGATTGCTTTAAAGAATAAAGAGTATATTATGACTGATGAGCAGCTTAAACTTTTACATGATAAAAGAACTCCTGCTCAAATTAAATATGAAAAAAAAGGTTTCAAACTCAAGTTCTAGTTATGATCAACAGGTAGGTGGATCTTATTATTTAAAATATAAGATTCAGCCTAGTAAATTTGTTGTAGAAAATAAGTTATTATTTCCTGAAGGATCAGCTATTAAGTATATCATTAGACACCAAGATAAAGGTGGTAAGAAAGACTTACTTAAAGCTATACACTTTATTGAAATGATTATTGAAAGAGATTATACTAATGAACCTAAAGAATCCTGGGTAGAAGGATATAGAAAGTGGAAACGTGGCACATTATAGTAAATTAAATAAAGAGAATAAAGAACTTAAAATTTATAGACCTTTTGGTCCATCCATAGGTCATTGTAAATTACCTCAAGAACTGATTGATGATTTTAATAAAGATTGTGATAACATTGTTGCTGATAAAGAAAAAAGTAAATTACATGATTTTTCTGATGATCTAGTAGGTAATGTTAAACAAGAGTTAATTATTAGTCCTGAAGTATTTGAAAAATGGGCTCCCTATTTTCAAAAATTAGTTAGTGCTTATATTGAAGCACATCCAGATAATTCTAAAGAACTTCAAAAAATAGTATTTAAATCGGGTTGGTATGTAAGAACCTTTGCAGGTGATTTTAATCCCTTACATTACCATACGAATTGTCATATGTCTTGTGTAGGGTATCTATCTTTACCTAAAGGTATTAAAGAAGAATGGGATAAAGAAGATCTAGATCATTATCCAACTGCTGGTGGTATTGAAATGCAATATGGACAAGTCCAATTATTTTCAACTAATACAGTAAGAATCCGCCCAAAGGTTGGAGATTATTATCTCTTTCCTTGGTGGATGTATCATATGGTTTATCCTTTTAGAACAAAAGGAGAACGTAGATCTTTTAGTTTTAATGTCTTTGGTGAACCTAAAGAAGTCGATAAACCTAAATCTAAAATAATTACTTAGTTAGATAAAGGATTAGTAGTACTAACTCTTAATTCTTCCATCTGAATTTTTAATAACTCAATCTCTTTTTCTAAAACTTTAATATCAGTAATATTTTTAGCAACACCATTATTAGCTTTGCCTACTTCGGCTGCTAAAGGTGTAAGATCAGGTGCAGTCTGCTCAGATAAAGCATCTAGCTTAGTAGTAATTTCACCATACTTAACAAAACCTCCTCCTATAGCAACGACTGCTGCTATCAGAGCTGCGATACCTGCAAGTTGGTCTTTTAATTTACCCATTTTTTAACTCCCGTATTTCCATTAGTAGTCTTTGTTTTCTTAAATTAAGCTCATTGAGCTTTTGCTCTTTAATAAATACCTTGTCATTTACGATATAGTTAGAAAGAGTAATACCCCCATAGATAATTCTATTATCTATTAGGGGTAACTGATCTAAGTATATATCTTTAGGTATGTAAAAAGGTACATTGTATAAATCTAAAGATGCCTGGTCACTTACCATAGCATCTAGTTTAATTAAGTTTTTAACTTCAAGGTTTTTAGCAATGTCTTTAACTTGCTCATCAACCTTTGCCATTATTGCTCTAATATTGGCTTTAACTTTTTCCGATTGTACTTTTTTTTGTTCGGAATTACCTTTTGTTGAAACGACTTCTGTTGAAGTAGTTGTGCTTGAGGATTCCTCTTCTTGAGAGGTTTCTTCTTTT